CAAATCCCTTCTCCACTTTCAAAAGAAAAAGTACCCATGTTAGGAATACTGTGTGGACAAAAGAGCAAGTCGTACAGTTTTTAGACGTAGCATACTCTGATTTTAAGTACAGGAACATAGGATTGATAGTACAAATGGCATACGAATGGTGTCAAAGGGTAGGAGATATGCGAATGTTACAGTTTTCTAACATAGATTATGATAAAAGTGTGCTAAATTTGCAACAGTCAAAGAGAAGAAGTGTAGTACACCTACCTATTTCAGTTGACTTATTGGAAATGTTAGTTCAGCAGAGGGAAGAATACAATTTTCAACCTTATGTAGCACCTCATCACAAGCCTGTGAGGGGTATATACAAGCCATACTCTATGGTAAGACTGTCAAAAGTAGGTAGGAGAGTGATGGAACTAGCAAAAATACCTAATGAACTACGTCTTATGGACTTACGTAGGACAGGTACTACAGAAATGGTGGAAGCAGGGGTATCAATGGGTCAGATTATGTCTGTGACAGGTCATGCTAACCCTCAATCTGTGAAACCTTATATGAAAAATACTTATGATTCTGCAAATAATGCTTTGACACTACGTAAAACCTATGGTACAAGCAAGTAACTGCCGACAAGGAAAGTGATATATAGATGATGAATATAAAAGAAATGATAAATGAATTAGACTTAGCTAATGGAATGACTAAGAGAATCAACTGCCCTGTGTGTCATGGACACAAGACGTTTACTGTTACGAACAACATGGGTAGCTTGGTATGGAACTGTTACAAGGTATCATGTGGTACTAAGGGTGGTAAAAGAATAAACCTATCAGTCGAGGACATACGTGATGCAGTACTACCATCAGTCGTAGACATACCTGTAACTCCATTCGTACTACCTGAGTACATAGTACTACACAATGACAGGTCAGAGACTACTGCTTTCGCTAGTAAGTGGGGTCTCAATGCTGATGAAGTAGACATGAGATATGATGTGAAAGAAAATAGAGTTGTGTTCTTAGTAAAACATGATGGACTTATTGTTGATGCTATTGGCAGAGCAGTAGGAAATAGATTACCTAAGTGGAAGAGGTATGGAACGAGTGACTTGCCATACGTATATGGACATGGTAATGTCGCAGTAGTTGTTGAGGATTGTGTGAGTGCCATGATTGTGGGTGGCTTGGAACATAATGTGCTAGTGGGGGTAGCTGTGTTAGGTACATCATTATCTGACTCGCATAAGAGGTATCTCTCACAATTCTCAACTGCAATAGTAGCCTTAGACCCTGATGCCCTAACTAAAACACTATCATTCGCTAAAGACTTACGAGGTTATGTGAATGATGTAAAGGTACTAAGACTAAAAGATGATTTGAAATATAGATTGGAAGAAGATATAAATAATTTAAACAACACACTAACCCCAAAGGAGATATAACATGGAACTATCACTAATAAGAAGTCTGATGGACAAGAACTTCTATGATGAACATAGAGGTGCTAAGTGTCCTGACAGAATATTTAGTAAGGATGTTCAGAAGATAAAGAAAAGCATTGACTTAGCTATGGATAGATATGAACGTACAGTAACACCTGATGAGATAGAAGCACTGTTCATTTCTAATAACCCTTCTATGTCTACTGCACAGAAGCAAGCATACATATCTTTGTTTGCACAGATAAAGAAGGAGACTGCACTTGGAACAGACATTGCACAAGAAGTATTATCTAAGTTGTTTCAACAGGTTGTTGGTGAGGAGATTGCTAATCTTGGCTTTGACTATGTTAATGGTACTAAGTCCACTCTTGAACATGTTCGTTTTATACTTGAGCAGTATAGCGATGATTTTACACCTAACTTAAATGTTGAATGGGATGACATTGACATGGATACTTTGTTATCTAAGAATGATTTGGAAGCACGTTGGACATTCAACATACCTAGCCTGACACGTAAGGTAGAGGGTGTAAATGCAGGACACTTGATTGAGATAGGAGCAAGACCTAACACAGGTAAGACTTCCTTCCATGCGAGTTTGATTGCTAGTCCAAATGGATTTGCACATCAAGGTGCTAACTGTATTGTCTTATGTAACGAGGAAGGTTATCACAGGGTTGGTGCAAGATATCTTACTGCATCTACAGGCATGGAAATGAGAGAGATAAAAGCTAACCCTAGTAAAGCACGTGACTTGTATGCACCTGTCAAAGATAAGATAAAGATTAAGGATGCGACAGGTAGAGATATGTCATGGGTTGAGAGTGTGTGTAAAGCATACAAGCCTGACATTGTACTACTTGATATGGGAGATAAGTTTGCTAGGACAGGTGGTTTCTCAAGACCTGATGAAGCACTCAAAGCTAATGCTATACATGCTAGACAGATTGCCAAGCAACATAACTGTGCAGTCTTTTACATGTCGCAGTTATCTGCTGAAGCTGAAGGTAAGGTTGTACTTAACCAAGCCATGATGGAAGGTAGTCGTACAGGAAAAGCTGCTGAAGCAGACTTGATGATTCTTATTGCTAAGAACCCACAGGTAGAAGGACAAGGCGAGGAAGATTCACAGAGACACTTGAACATAGTAAAAAATAAGTTGACAGGATGGCATGGTAGTGTACATTGTAACTTGAACTATATGACAGCGAGGTACGAGGTATGAAATTAACACTAGACGTAGAGAATACTGTCACACATAGAGATGGTAAGATACACCTTGACCCTTTTGAGACAGACAATAAACTTGTTATGGTTGGTTGTCTTACTGACAGGGGAGAAGAGTATCTATTTAGAATGGATGTAGACGAAGATGCACACGAGAAAGTACAGGCACTATTAGATGAGTGTACTATATTGATAGGACATAATATTGTCCATGACTTATTGTGGATATGGGAGTGTGGGTTTGCATACACAGGTCCTGTCTTTGATACTATGCTAGGCGAGTACATATTATTACGTGGTCAGAAACAACCACTATCTCTTGAAGCATGTGCAGAAAGATATGACTTACCTACTAAGAAACAAGATACACTCAAGGAGTATTTCAAGAAGGGTGTAGGTGTAGATGCTATACCACCTGAAGAACTATCAGAGTATTTATCTGCTGACTTACATGCAACTCAACAACTTAGTGATGAGATTGTAAAGAAGATGAACACTAAGGGTTGTTCAGGTATGCAAGAAAGTTTACTACTAACTAACAGAGTTGCTATTACTCTTGCTAAGATATACCAACGTGGGTTTCAGGTTGATGCTAAAGCATTAGCAGAAGTTCGTAAGGAGTTTGAGGAAGAGAAGAAGACACTAAGAACTATGTTGAACACACAAGCACAGAAACTTATGGGTGATGTTACAATTAACTTGAATAGTCCTGAACAGTTGTCATGGTTAATCTATAGCAGAAAGCCTTACGACAAAGCTATGTGGGGGAATTACTTTGACCCATACATGAGTGACACATCTTATCGTAAGGTGGTAAAGGATAACTCTGAAGTTGTATACAAGAAACGTGCCAACCACTGCTCTGATTGTAGGGGTTATGGCGAGATAAGAAAGGTAAAGAAAGATGGAAAGCCTTATGCTAAACCAAGCAGATGTACTACATGTAATGGCGATGGTCACACTTTTACTGATATTCCTAACTCGATAGCAGGGTTGAAGTTCAATGCACCTAGTGCCAAGTGGGTCAGTGCTAATGGTTTCTCTACTAGTAAGATTAATATAGAGATACTAGAGAAGACTGCCAAGCAGAATGGTATGAAGGAAGCAGAAGATTTCTTACGTAATATACGTAGGCTATCTGCTGTTGAGACATACCTATCCTCATTCGTTGAGGGTATCACTACACACCTAAAGCCTGATGGCAAGTTACATGTGAGACTTACACAACACATGACATCTACAGGAAGGTTTAGTGGCAGAGACCCTAACATGCAGAACATGCCTAGAGGTGGTACGTTCCCTGTTAAGAAAGTCTTTGTCTCAAGGTTTGAGAAGGGTCAGATACTTGAAGCTGACTTTGCACAGTTGGAGTTTAGAACTGCTGCATTTTTATCACAAGATGGAGTTGCTATTGAAGAAGTCACTACTGGATTTGATGTTCACTCATATACGTCTAAGGTTATTACAGATGCAGGTCAACCTACTTCTCGCCAAGATGCGAAGGCACACACGTTTGCACCACTCTACGGAGCAACAGGCTTTGGCAGAACAAAAGCAGAAGCTGAGTACTACAAGCACTTCACAGAGAAGTATCAAGGCATCAAAGCTTGGCACTCCAGATTGGCTAAAGAAGCTTTGAATACAGGTAAGATAACGACACCATCAGGTAGGCAGTTTGCTTTCCCTGATGTGACAAGAAGAAGGAATGGTAGTATATCACACTTCACGCAGATAAAGAACTATCCTGTTCAGTCATTTGCTACTGCTGATATAGTACCTCTTATTCTAATGAAGATAGATGGTATGCTAGACACCATGCGAAGTTGTGTGGTAAATAGTGTACATGATTCTATCGTGATAGACGTTCATCCTGAAGAGCAGAAGCAAGTGTTATATATTGTAACACAAGTTAATTCTCAGATGAAAGATTTGATTGAAAGTCACTTTGGTATTACATTCAATGTACCATTATTATTAGAAGCAAAAATAGGTTATAATTGGCTTGACACTAAAGATGTTAGCTGATATAACTACAAGACTTAAACAACATAGAAAGGAATTAATATGAATGATATAGTAACAATAACTGATAACTACGCAGAGATGGCACAGGTAATGGGTGTAGCTAACGAAGGTGGCAACCCACAACGTAAGCAAGCAAGTACCCTAGCAAGGATGCGTATACATCACACACCTATAATGGGTGAAGCAGAAGTCAATGGCAAGTCTATGAATGTAGAAGTTGTCAAGGGTGGTACATATAAACTAGAGATACCTGATGGAGAAACTTACTATGCATCATCTGCAAAGATAAGACCATTCATGCAGAGATTTATGTACAAGAGATTTGTTATGGCTTCAGGAGACACAGCTAATCGCTACATCAAAACTGTCATGGCAGATAATCTTAATATAGATTTGAAAGATAATGATGGTCAGTTTAACTGTGGTAAACCAGCAGGTTGGATTGCAGACTTCAAGGCATTACCTGAGAAGACACAAGAACTACTCAAGCAAATCAAAAGAGTACGTGTTGTGTTTGGTACTGTTGACTTAGTTGATGTAGTCAATTCTAAAGGTGAGCCTGTTGAAGTTCCTACTACTCCTTTCATATGGGAAGTAGAGAACAGAGATGCTTTCAAAACTGTAGGTGGTGTCTTTGCACAGTTAGCTAAGATGAAAAGACTTCCTGTTCAGCACATAGTTACTGCTAATACGGAAGAGAAAAAGTTACCTAATGGTAGTAGCTTCTATCTTCCAATCACATCTCTTGATATTAGTAAGAGTATTGAACTCACCAAGGAAGACCAAACAACCTTTGGTGACTTTGTGGCATGGGTGCAGAACTATAACGAGTATATACTTAACTCATGGAGTGAAAATGCTAATAGAGATATGGGTAGTGATGACATTGATACCGTTGATTCTTTTGTTGACGTAGACATGGAAGAAGTAGCTTAATGAATCATCCTGCTGAATTGGCATTGCATCAGTATATGGAAGATGCCGTAAACGGTAGGTCTAAGATGTCTGAGGAAACTATTAATCAAGTTGCTTCAGACATCAAGGATGCTTTACACAGACAGTTTGGTTCGTCACAACCACGAGGTGACTTCTCTCTACGTATGTCAAACATAGGGAGACCAACCTGTCAGTTATGGTTTGCTAAGAACAAACCTGAAAAAGCATTACCTAAACCTACTACATTTATAATGAACATGATGTTAGGAGATATAGTTGAAGCTGTATTTAAAGGACTGCTTGTTGAAGCTAAAGTTGACTACACTGAATCTGAAAGGGTTTCATTGGAGTTGGATAACGACACCACTATTAATGGAACATACGACCTTATTATTGATGGTGCTGTTGACGATGTAAAGTCTGCATCTGATTGGTCATATCGTAATAAGTTTGAATCCTTTGAGACATTAAGAGATGGGGATTCATTTGGTTATGTAGGTCAACTTGCAGGGTATGCGAAAGCTTGTGACAAGAAAGCAGGTGGTTGGTGGGTAGTCAACAAAGCTAATGGACAATTCAAGTATGTTCCTGCTACCAACATAGACATGAAGGAAGAACTACAGAAGATACAAGACACTGTTAATACTGTTGAGAAGAATGAGTTCAAGAGGTGCTTTGAACCTGAAGTTGAAACATTCAGAGGTAAACCTACTGGCAACACAGTATTAAATAAGAACTGTAACTTCTGTGACTTCAGGTACGAGTGTTGGGATACATTACAAGAGTTACCTGCACAAGCATCACAGGCTAAACAACCTAAGATGGTTCAGTATATATCTTTAGCTACAGAGTCAGTTGCATGAAAGCACATAGCATCAGACGTGAAGCTATAAAGTATGGGTATAGGAGTGGGTTAGAACATTCTATCTCACTCTACCTTACTGAATTGAAACACAAATATACCTATGAAAGTATGAAGATAGAGTGGGAAGACTTAACATATAGGACTTACACACCTGACTTCATACTTAATAACGGTATCATAATAGAAACTAAGGGTAGGTTCTTAACTAATGACAGGAGAAAACATCTCTGCATAAAGCAGCAACACCCTAAGTTAGATATTAGATTTGTGTTCACCAACAGTAGAGCTAAGATTAGTAAGAGTTCTAAAACAAGTTATGCTTCTTGGTGTATTAAGCATGGGTTCAGATACTACGACAGGATTATTCCTGAAGATTGGTTGAAAGAGAAAGGTAAAAACAAACACCCTGACTTCATAAAGTTTAGGGGTGGTAAATTAAAAAGGAGTACACATGCCTAGTAAAAGAATAGTACCACGAGATTTTGTAATACGTATCAGACCTAAACTAAATAGAAAGAAAATGTGGAACGGTGTCGTTGATATAGTTATTATAACGGACAAGAAGAACCCTATGGGTGATGACGATTATTATCAAGTACTTCACTTAGCTAAAATGATGTGTGCTACTGTACCATTAATGGATGAGGATGAAGAACTTAGATTTGACCTAACAGATTATGTAAATAATGTTGACAAGGAGGGTATGAATAGTGTACAAAAGAGTAGTGCTAAAGTGAATAAGGTTGAAGATAATGTTATTCACATAACTATTGATACATCAACAAAAGGAAATGCATAAGACTATGATTAAGATGGAGTATGATAGGGATATGAGACACATGGAGTATATGAAACATAGGGAGGAACAAGAAATGAAATATAACAAAGACGAGGATATGGTCAATCATCCTAAACATTATAATGAATCAGGCATTGAATGTATAGATGCATTAGAAGCTATGTTAGGTGATGGATTCCAATCATACTTACAAGGTAACATCATGAAGTACTTATGGAGATACAAGTACAAGAATGGTGCAGAAGATTTAAAGAAAGCTGAGTGGTACTTACGTAAGCTAATAGAGGTTAAAGACAATGAGAATTAAAATCTTTATGACAGTCAGCATTGACCCTGAAGAGTATCCCATACCTGCTGATGGCAAGGTATCAGAAGAGATAGAAGAAGCAATAACAGAATACTTCTACGATATAGAAGGTGCAGATATAAAAAGTATTAAAACAATAATGGAGTAGCAACATGATTAATAATTATTTACCAACAGACTATCAAAACTTCATAGCACTCTCTCGCTATGCTAGGTGGAAGGAAGACGATGAACGCAGAGAGAATTGGGGAGAGACTGTAGACAGATACTTTGACTACATGACCACCCATCTTAAAAAGAACCACGGTTATACTATCACTAAAGCTCTAACGAACATGCTTAGAGAGCAGATAATGTCTCTTGGTATTATGCCTAGCATGAGAGCCTTGATGACATCAGGACCT